CTCTCGTAGCCTCTCCGATTGTTAGCTGGCGAGTTGAATCCAGCAAACCCCATCGCGATGAAGTAGCGGATCTCGCCGACCCAGATTGACGAACAGGGGATTGTGCGTCGCACTTTCTGAAAGACCTTGATCGCGAGAACTCGCTGTCCCGGCTTGCCCGATGTCGCTTCTGCGAAGGTCATTGTCTATCTCCCGGTTCGTTGTCAGCGTCATTGCCAACTAACATAATTATTATTACCGATATCGTATCCTATGTCAAGTAATGAAAATAGCTAGCAAAACTGGCATGCATAGCCGTCTTAGATCAGAGGAACCGCATCGCTCGACGCACCCATCCGACCAAGAAGACGGATTGCGTGGCATCTCGTTGCACGATCCGGCAATAGCGTTCAACACGCGAACGAACCAGATTGGTGATGAGTTCGGCGGTCGGCTGCTGCGCAGCAATCGAACATGTCTGCGGCCCGATGATCCCATCGACGGAGGCGTGACGCAGGTGGCGCTGGAGTGTCTTGATTGCGGTCACTGGCCCAGACAGCACCGCATCGTCTAAGACTACCGACTGTATTCGTAGAGGTAGTTGATCGATCTTGGTTTTCAGGAAATACTGTTCGCTGTAAATAGTGAGAGCTTCATCACGCGATAATGTTTTGACATCATCAAGCGTGGAAGCCTCACGCCTCCAGTGGCTGAGCGTGGCTTGCGTGATACCGAAGTTTGTCGGACCGCCGCCGTCATCTGGATGATTGACGAACCCGCCTTCGGATTCCAGCAGGGCATTGAATACTTCTCGACTGCTGTGCATCCTGCGGCCTGTGCGTTACTTCGACATCCAGTACAAGATGGCTCCAACAATGACCGCGCCAAGACTGCTCCAACTTAACGCATTGGATCGGCTGGATCGGTCACTGAGTACAGCAAGCCGAGTCTCTGTCTCTCTCGTCCTGCCGTTGAGTTGATCGAGTCGATGGTGTATTGAAATCACCGCCGCCATCACTTGATTGTGGCGTTCTTCGTTCAGCCTACTGTCTGCCGTCGCATCCATCAGATCGTCGGTGGCGTATAGGTCCACGTCTCTGCCAGCGGGTCATAGATGTCACCGCACTGCGGCAGCGGCACGGTGTCGGTGGTCTCGACAAACAGATAGGTGCTGTCGGGCGCAATAGGCAGCGTGTCTTCGCCACTCCAGGTTGCATAGCACATGTAGTCGCTCGTCCGCATTTCTGCAACTGTCGCCATTAGTAAAACTCCACAATTTGATAGCTGCTGATATTCGTGCCAGTGCCGACCGCACGGCTGGCCGTGACTGTCGTGGCGTTGGTGAGCGTTAGCCGCGTCGTGATTGTGTGCGGCACCGCTAACTCTGTGGTGGAATACCGTAGGTCAAACAACATGCTTTTACTTGTGTTGACAGTAGTAATCGTGGCGGTATTCGACGCGGCACCCGCTAGCGTGATAGTTCCGCGCTGCACCGACTTGATAACTCCGGGCCAATATTCGATGACCTCATACGAGGTGCGCAGCACATCACCCGTTGTTGTCGTACGTGTGGCGGTAATCGTCGTGGCGTTCGTGAAGACCACGGTCCCAACTGACGCATCCCAGCGGTTCACTGCCCCATCCCCATCCTGAGAGACAGACAACACGCTGTTGTTGGGGTCAACCGAGGTGATCGTGGCCGCTGCCGTGGAGGATCCATTCGGGACCGACAACACGCCGCGCTGGATGGAGCGGATCATCGACCGCTGTCCAAACTGCGCGACCCGAGAGTCGAGCGCCGAGCCGGTCAGAGCTTTCTGTGGGCCTTGTCGCATGACTATGGGGTGATTCTATTAACGTAGCCGGTCGCCGTCACGACATTCCCACTCGCGGCAAATGCCTTCACTGTGAGTGCCGCCCCGCCAGAACCGAGCAACGGCATCCCAGGCACCGTCATCACAAACCCCGATTTAAACGGCACGGTCAGCACGATGTTTTGGTCCGGGGCAGTCGCTCCACCGAACTCAATCGTTGTTACGACATCAGCGGTTGAGCTGTTAAACAGCCACAACCACACTTCGTCAATCACTGTCGCACTCGTGCCAGTGGTGTGAATCAGTGTGCCAGCCGTGGAGGTGGCGGCGATCTTGATTCCCTGCCCTTGCGTGGAGGCCGAGAACGGTATTTTCGCTACAGCGTTTGCCATCGTTGCCCCTTAAAAAGTTTGCATCTGCACATAATCATACCCGCCAGCCGCAGCACTGGCCCAGACCGTGCCGTTTGACGTGAGGACGTTCCCGTTGCTCCCTGGACCCGCAAACGTGACATCGCTAGTTCCAGCCCCTAGCAACAGGCTATTCAATGTGAGCGTTGCGACTCCAGTGCCGCCCTGCGCCACGCTGATGTTCCCGGTTCTTCCCAACTGCGAGGCGCTGGACGCGACAATGACATCGCCCGTCGCTTGGCTTGCAATTGCTACGGCCCCGGCATTGATCGCAACCTCATTGGCAACCCCCACGTTCCAGATTGCGGCTGTGATGAGGTCGCCGGTTGTGCGAGTGCTTGGTGCTACGTATGCCATAGATGAACCCTCAGAATCCTAGAACTGTTGTCGATCCAATTTCAGATGAACCTGCTGTTCCAAGCAGCCAGATAGATCTAGCGCTCGGAGAAAGCGTCCACGTTGCCTGAATCTGATCGTTCGCGCCGATGCTCATACTTATCCCGTTGATGAAATAGTCCGCGCCAAGTCCGGTGACTGTCTCAGACACCGTGATGCGATCACTGATCTCCCTTGCCAGTGCGTAACCCATGAGCGTCGATGACCCATTCGCGTCGAATGTTACATCTCGTATGTACGTCAGTGGGCTTTTATAAACATACTTAAAATAATCCGCTGCGCTCTGCCCAACCGTGAGCGTGTCCTCGTAGGGCATATCATACGACAACGTGTTGATGCCGTAGAGATACTGGCTGTCGAGGTCTTGGCTCGTTGAAATAGTTTGATCGTACGTGTAGATGCCCTTGCCACGCAGACGTAAAAATGTAATGAACCCGCTCGACGCTGATCCATTGACAATCGTCAGCTTGGCGCTGTTGCCTCCGAAGATAGGCGTGACCGTGAAGCTGGCCGTGAGATTCGTCCCGGTGCCATCGGCCAGCGTGTTCATCGTGAAATCTGTCGTGGCAACTGGCGTGACCATCGCCGTGCCTCCGACGCGAGACGCCTTCTGAGCAGGATCGGTATAGGCAGCGTCAATCGTCAGCGTTGCACCAGCGGCGACGGTCGTGTTGGGATTCGATAGGATATACAGAACAGTTGTCGCGTTTGCGTCCACCTCCCGTGGATATGTTGTGACGTTAACGCGGTTCAGTAATTCCTTCACGCTGCGTGTCGCCGTCATCTCTAGCATGTCATTGCTAAGCGTGGCCGACGATGCGGATGACTGCCTGACGTTCCGGCCCTCGAACACCAGCGTTCCACCTTGCACCGTATCGCCCTTCACGTAGATGAACCCCACCTCACTGGCTGCAATCGTCTGGAAGGCCGACAGCACGGGCGTGGACTCATCCTGCACATTGTCGAGCGCGTAGGCGAAGGTCGATTCGCCGACGCCGATAGACGTGTCTGGCGCAGGACGAGCGAGGTCTTCATAGACCGCCGTGAACACTTCATCGCTGCGCTTGTCGATCTGTAATGCCACTTGGCTCAGCAATGCACTCGCGGCGTCATCCATATAATCAACGGCCACGCAGTGCGTGAGTCTGTCGCGCTTGACACCACCCATCGGCTCGATACTCGTTAAGAATCCGCGCCATTTGTAGTAGGTGGTTCCACCGTACGTGATCGCTAGTCTGACCCCGATGCCGAGTTCAAACCCGCTGCGCAGATTGGCATTGTTCGGCGAGTAGTACCCCAACAATCCGGCAGAATTTGATTCTGAATTATCTAGCGCGAACGTCATCGTGCCTGTTGATGCAACGCGATCCGCAGGGCCAGAGCCAAGAATGCCGTAGGTCAGTTCGAGGCCATTGGTAATCACAACATCGGTGATGCTCGTCCACGCCGAACCGACATATGTCGATTCGCCGAGTTCGGAGAATCCCACCTCCCCTAGCAGCCAGCCGCTTCCGGCCAACTGCATCTGGAGATCGATACTGGTGACTTGAGCAGACATCAGCGTTGGAGTTGCATGGCGTCACGCACCGAGAGCGCGACCAAGAGTGGAAGCTGTCGGTCAGATGCGGCTTGTTGCTTTCTCAGTGCGCGTAACTCGGCAATGACATCTGCATTACTCAGAGAGCCGCCGTTATTCAACTGGCTAATTGCGCCAGTGCCAAGCGTCCCGACTGCGCGAGTAGTGAGAACGGCCTCTCCCGGCGTGAGCAACGCTGGAACGGAGTCTGTGCCTCGTGCGTAGCCTCGGACCATGCCGCCGTGCGCAAGAGTTTGGATGCCAGAGTTTGTGACCAGACCGCCGTGTGAGGCGAACACTCCATCACTGCCACCGTCCGGGTTATAGGTAATATCTGGCACATCGAAGGCGTCGTAATTCCAATGTACTTGGGCTTCTGCTTCAAGTATCAGCTTGTTGAGTTTGATGTCGTTGAGTTCATGTTGAATCTTGTCAGCAGCGGCCACAGCCGCTCTCTCGGCTTCCCTTGCTGCGTCTGGGAGGTCAGCCCCTAACACTTCAGCGATGCGCTCCAAGACGGCCAGCACACGCTCCTCAACGCTGCGATGCTTCGCTCCTACGATGCCAGCCGTTACAGCCTGATCGAGTAATAGCTGAGTGCCTTCATCGACGGCATAACCGAAGTCTTTTTGCAGTTCCCAGATCGTCTGCAACGACGGCTGCATCATCATCAAGGCGGTGTTCCCCTCCGCGCCTTGATCAACGAGCGTCTTGAACGTCGAAGAGATCTGACCAGACAAGCCTAAGAACATTTCTTGGTCGAGGATGCCAGCATTGTGCAAGCCCTTCATGGCCGCGTTTAATCCCTCGACAGCCTCAAGCGCAGGGCCAGCGATCTCATTACTAGCGAGGTCAACCATCGCGGTCAAGCCCGTGAACGCTGCGCTTCCCTCGAAGCCGGTAGCGACGAGTTGTTGTTTGAAGCCATCCACGAGTGGGCCGATGGCTTTGATGGCCTCGGTGGTACTCATGCCCTGCTTGAGCAGTTCAAGGAACGATACCGTGATCGCTGATCCCAGAGCCGTAGCTGCATTCTGGGACGATATGGCCGCAGCGCCGCCAGCGGTGACAAAGGTGGTCAAGCCCTTAACAGCCGATGTCGTTTGTGCCGTTATATGCTTGGAGATTTCCGCTGAGTTCGTGCCGAACCGTTCATTCAGTGCGATGATATCAAGCAGCCCAGCGGAGATCAGGCCAGTGGCGTTCGTCGCAACCGACGCCATCTTCTTGAACATGTCATCGACAACCTTGCCGCCCTGCGCTACGGTCAGTTGTCTAGTTTCGATCATCGAGAACGCATCGTGTGTGAGTCGTAACGCCTGTCTGATGTTGGTGGTATCGACGGTCGGGAAAATCTTGGTCGCATTAAAGACCGTCGCGGCGACCTGATTTAGCCCCTCGGTTTTCATCGTTGACGCTATCGCGTCAGTAACGCTCTTACTGGCATTCACGCCGAACCGACTAACCACTCTCTTCAAGTCTTTCTCTGTGTGGTCGAACATCTTAATGAAGGCATTGATGATTGGCCCCACTAGTGATCCAATAGCTGACCCGATGGGGCCAGCGATGGCACCAAGCGCCGCGAATGCAGTGCCGAGCTTGTCGCCGACCATTTTGCCGACATCGGCCCCAACCATCGAGATAACGCCCTTCAGCGCACCGCTGATGCCGCCGCCGCTCGTAAATGCCTCGGTGATGATCCCAGGTATCTTATTGGCGATGCCAGCGAATCCTTTTGCCCATGTGACATTCGCTTCATCGCCAAGCCTACCCGCTTCTTCTGCGATTAGCCTGTGCGCTTCAATAGTCTCTTCGCTGTATTTCTCTGGATGCGCTGCCATTAACTCGTAGGTCGCTTTGGCCTTGGCAGCGATCTCTTCGTATGCCTGTATGCTGTTGGAAACCAATGCGCGGTTATCGACGGCGAGAGCCGCGACCGATGCAGCGGAGCCATCACGCGCAGCCTGTTCCGCTCGTTCCCGAGCATCGCTTGACGCAAGCGTGTTTTCCCTGATTATATTAAGACGCTCTTCTAAATTGCTCTGAATATCCCGTAGGGATCGCTCCCTCGACGTTGCCTGAAGATCAAAAGCGGCGTCCGCGTTGTCACTGATAATTTCCAGAGCTTCGGCTTCCGCTCTTCGTTGTTGAGAAAGCCCCAGCGCGTCGTATCTTGTGTTGATGGCAAGTATCGCCTGTGCTTCCTCTCTGGATGTCTCGATGCTATCTGTTGCCGCTTCGATGTCGCGGCGTCTTTGTGTGTTGATGTTCACGAGTCGGTTCGATAACGTGTCTGCTTCTAATGCGAGGACGGCATCTTGAGCCTCTTCCTGAAGGCTGAGAATTTCGTCTTGCGCTGCCTCAAGGGTGGCAACGCGCTCCTCTTCGGCCTTCATGCCTTCTTGCACAGATTTTATCTGTGCCGTTGACAGCCGTGGGTATGCGGTGGCGATAAGATCCAGCGACGCGCCATGCTCAAGGAGTGTCTCGACCATCTCCTGATCGGCGGCATTGACCGTGGCAAGCGTATCTACATAGTCCAAGGTGTACGTTGCCAGTTCTTTGATCGCATCGGTTTGTTCCTCAGTCGCAATCGAAAGGATTGCAGCCGCGTTTGACCGTGCAGCATTGGCGCTTTCCCTATTCGCCTCTTCGAGATCCCACATTGCTTGAGCTTGCGCTGCTGTCGGAGGGCCAGCTTCACGCACTGCTGCACCGAAATTTTCCACCCCTGCTGATGCCTGTGCCAGCGCACCAGCAAAATCTTCGTCCTCCAGCACACCAACCGACTCAAAGAAAATCCTGGCTGCTGCTGTCGCGCTGCCAAGCATGCGAATCAGCTTCGGGAACGGAAAGATCAGTTCTATTATTGCTCTACTGGCTTTTCCTGATGCCCCTTCGAGGGAAGCAAAATTTGGGATGAGTCCTGCGATCCCATCTGCGAGTGCCTTAAAAAGATCCCACAACAACTTAAGTGGAGCGACCAAGTCATTGACTCTATCCTTCATGTAGGCCAGCACTTCGCCGGTTTTTCCAGCCTTCACTGCGAGATAGCCCAGACCTGCAACGACGGCGGCGACAGCAATGACCGTTAATCCAATGGGGCCAGTGATAGCTCCCCACGCCACTGCCATTGCTGGCGCTAGAGTGATCACCGCAGCCATCCCTTGCGCCAAGCCACCCAGAAGGAACAACAGCGGACCTATGGCCGCTGCTGCTGCCAGTAGTCCTATCGCAGCGGCTTTGCCGCCAGAATCAAGTCCGCTGAACCATTTCACCGCCGCCTCGATAGGTGGCACGAGCTTCTTGGCCCACTCCACGAGATTTATAAGATGCGGGATCAATTCCTCGCCGAGACTGATCGCTAAGTCCTTGACGTTATTCCAGAGGATCTGTAGTTGAGACGCGACAGTCGCATAGCGTTTCTCTGCTTCTAATGTGAGGGCGGTGTTTTCTGCGAAGGCAATCGTTGCTTTATCCAAGGCCAGAGCAAACTTCTCACTCGCACCCGCAGATCGCAGCATGGAGTCCCGTACGCGGATACCAGAAAATCCAAGTTCCTCAAGGACAGTGAAAATCTCTGTGCCTTCTTCGCCGACTTCTCCAAGACCTTTCACGAACTGTGTTATGGCCTCCGCTGAATTTTCCCCGAATAGCTCAGCGAATGATTCGCTGGTCATCCCTGCCGTGGCCGCAAACATTTCTAGCTTCTGTCCACCAGTGCCGACCGCTGTTGCCATTTCGATCATGACTTTACTGAACGCGGTGCCACCGGCTTGAGCCTGTAGGCCGACCGAACTAAGCGCCGCAGCCATACCCATGATCTGCGCTTCGGACATCCCGATCTGTGCGCCAGCACCGGCAAGTCGCAAGCCCATCTCGACAATCTCGCCCTCAGTCGTGGCGAAGTTATTGCCAAGCTCGACAATCGTTGCCCCCAACCGGTCGAAGTTGTTCTGCGACATATCCGTGATGTTGGCGAACCGAGCAAGCGCAGTCGCGGCTTCCTCTGCTGCCATGTTGGTCGTGACGCCGAGATCAGCCATCGTGCGTGTAAAGTCGAGGATGTTTTCTTTCTTGATGCCTAACTGACCAGCCGCTTCACCGATGCGATTGAGTTCGTTGACGCTGATCGGAATCTCCTTGGCCATATCCCGAAAGCCTTGCGACAACTTCGCAAATTCTGCCTCAGTCGCATCAACGGTTTTTCTGACGCCAGTGAACGAACTCTCGAAGTCGATTGCCGCTTTCAGTGACCCTGCTGCAAGCGCGACAAGCGGAAGAGTCAAACCGGCAGTCAGTGCCATGCCAGCAGATCTTGCACCTGCACCAAACTTGCTCAGCGAAGAGGTCACGCCTCCAGTGCTTTTGCCAAACTTGTCGAGATTGCCAGACGCTGTGCGTAGCTGCGCCGACATCTCATCTCTGAGTTTGAGCGTTGCTTCTATTTCGCCAGCATTGAAAGCCATGATCTACGATCTATTTTTTACTTCTAGAGCGGCGTTCAGCTTCTTGAGCTTCGTCGTTGATAAGCGTGACAATAACGCTAAGGACATCGGAAGGAGTGGACTGCTCGTCGTGCCATGACCAGCCCATCCACTTGCAGATCACGAGGTGGTGGCTGGTCCACTTGAGCCACTCGTCGCTTTTTTTTCCTGTTGTGCCTCCACATGTTCATCAATGACGCGCTCTATTTCCTTGAACACGTCTGGATGCAATACGCGGAGAGATGCGTTCATCTTTTTCGGTGTGTCAATGATGATGACCTTGCCATCCGGGTCAGGGACATTCCAATCGAGTAGATGCACTGCGATCTTATTGAAGGCAGCGGCCTCAAAATCTACATCGTAAGAGACTGAGAAGTCAGTAGTCCCTGCGCCACTCGGAGACATGCGCTTCAATGCGCCCGTAGCCATCATCTTCTCTTCACCTGCTGTTAGCTGTTGGCGAACAGTGATCCAGCACTCGCCATCGTCGAACAACGGCAGCTTGACTACTTCTGGTGTAACGGTCCATTGGCGCGTTGACATTCTCTAACTCCTATGTGATGAGGGGCGATCCAGTGAGTTCGCCCGTGATCGTCGTGTCACCTGTGACCGTGACATTATGCCAGAGCCATTGTCGATTCCCCATACTGAGTGACACAGCATGCGGATATTGGTAAAACCAGTACTCGTCTCGGTCTACAACGGCTGCATTGAGCGTGTACGATGTCTGCGGTTGATAACCTGACGCCGTGATCGACCACTTGCCGAGCATGGCCGCACGTTGATAGCCGACACGGACTTCACCACCCGTGCCAGCTATCTTCATGTCTTAGCTCGACGAGGCCATCTGCAAGCAAGAGAACCCATTGAACTTTGCCGTGGTCTTGAGCAGCGTCCCGTAGGAGCCGCCGATTGGCAATGTCTCAAGAGTTGTGACGGCGAAGAACGACGGGTTATTCACGCTGGTGCATGCGTTCGCCGCTCTGAACTCCACGCAGGACGTTGTTCCAATGACCGGGTACAGCCTAGTCGTAGGACCGCCCGTGCTGCGGTCATACATGAACGAGATGTCGAACGAATAGTCGAGGACACCGCCCTTGTGCTTCCTGTAATACCTTCCCATCGTGGTGGCATCGAGTGATTCAGATGCGACGTTCATCGTTATATCTGTCACGTAGGCCGACAGGTCAATACCGTTGACCCACAAGTATGCATTTGTGAAAACCAGTTCGTTTGCCATATCAAACTCCTTTAATTACTCAAGACCAAAGTAAATGACACCGTTAGCGGTTCCACCGGCACCGTTTGTCGTAGACACGGTGACAACTGAACGGTAGAACGGCTGCGTCGTACTCAGCGCCGCGCCCTTTATCGGTATTGCGAATGTACCGTCCTTGCAAGTCTGCGCAGCGAACGTGATTCGCGTCGATCCGTTTGGGTTTGCCGCAGCATACCCACTTGATGAATTGGCTGCGATAATCCCGCTGATCGTGCAAAGCGCAGTCGATAGTGAGGTCACGTGGAAGCCAGCGTATAGATCCTTGTCGCCGCTAGAGCAAAACGCGAACACCGGGCTAGCAGTCGGTGCCGTGGTCCAACTTGCGCTCAGCTTCGTGTCAAGCACAATGGCCTGAACCATTTTGGTCGCGCTCTGGGCGTCAACGTCGAACGTTAGCAACTGTCCGAACGTCCCGCCGAGCATGTACTTGACGCTGATAGCGCCGAACCCGAACGACCCGACTGTGCTGGCAGCGGTCACGCCGTCGAAAAATGCCGTGACGATCTTATCGTCGCCGCCGACGGTTCCGTATATCACTGGATCGACAAGACTCGATCCAAGATTCAAAAAACCTTTCGCATCGACGGAGGCAGTCTGCACTCCACCCTTGTGTTTGCGGTAGTTGCTGCCGAACGTGGACATGTCGAGGTTCTCTGATCCCACGTTGACATTGAGTTCGTTGAACTGCGCCGAGAAATCATACCCACCTATGAGCAGATGGGCGCATGTAAGGACTACGTTATCGGCCATTCTCTGCTCCTACGTTGAAGTGGACGTGCTGAGTTTCTTGATGACATCGAAATTCATGATCAGAATTCTGCGTCCGCTGTCATCGAACCCGTTGGCTGTTGGAGGATTGACGGCGCTGACCAACAAGTAGCGGGTGGAATTGATAGTGGTATCCGTCAGGCCGTCCATCGATTGGAATACATTGTGCGCAAGCTGCCGCGCCGACTGGTACGAGTTGGCCCGAGTCCAGACGGCGATGCGAGGAAGCTCGACAAGCGCGTTGCCGGGACCAGCACCCATCGCATGCACAGGCTGACCACCTCCGGTTTCATATACCGCACAAGCTTTGTCTGGCGAGTCAGGCCATGTCCCGGCGAACAGGTTGGTGCCAGCGGTCAATCCAAGCCCTGACCCGGCGATGAGCGT